ATGATGTCATCACCACCACCAAAGTCAATATTACAAGTACAACTTGCAGTAAAAGACTTCATAATTTCTGCGCCAGCAGCAACTACTACTGATTCAGNAGGAATCTCAAGTAGTTGAAAAATGTCACCATCAGCAATAGTAGCACCTGCAGCAATCATAGCATCAATATCTAAAATTGCTTCAATAGTACGAACCACATTACCAACTACTGTTGGGACAGCAAGAATATTTGCCCCAACACCAGCAGTATCAATGGAAGTCATGTCAAACGTAGCCATATTATATTACTCCCTTATGCTGCGTTATAACGAGCAGTGACGATAGCTTCTGGACGAAGTATCTTCCTACCGTATAGATGCATACCACGAACAATGTCAGCAAAGCTGTCAGGGTCACGATATGTTTCTGTTTTGTTGATCTGCTCTGCAGTTGCAACAGCGGAATCATGTCCTGCAACAATAACACCAAGGTTGGTGAGTTGGTTTGCAGTACCTGAAGTTCCCGGTCCAGTGCCAAGTGCTGGCAAGTTAGACGAGGAGTATACACGGAAACCGTGGAAGTTGCTTACAGCAAGACCATTACGCAGTCCACCTGATTCACCAAAATCTGCATTCATAAAGCGTGAATCTTCATCAGCAAGGATTTCCATAAATACTGGATCAACTACCAGCCAGCGACCTTGTGAGTCAACTTGCTGCTGATCAAGCAAACGCTTCATACGAGCAATAATCATTGCAGGAGAAACGGTAGCAGTTGGCAACGATGTAGCACCGGGCATACGTGCAGTCACAGGAATTGAGTGAGTGCCAGCAGAGGCTGTAGTGATGTTACCAAAGTCGCTTTTGTGAAGTTCCATAGAAGAAAGAAGCTCATTAGAACCTGCAGAGCTTACAGCTTTAGAACCATTAACAGTTGTGTTAAGGGTATCACCTTTGCTGTGCAAAGAAGATTGCTTATAACCAGACATGTATGCAAGCACTTCTTGATCATGGTTATCAGCCAAACGATAGGCTGCACGATCCGTTGCAAGTTGCATAAAATTAATGTGGCTATGGGCCTCTTCAATATCGTCCATCTTAAAAGCAAAATAGTTAGCTTTGTCAATGACCAAATTGAAATCGTCATCCTGCAAATCTTGTGCTGTGACATTCGTGCCACGTGCATACTCATTCACAGAAATTTCGGGTTCTTTGATGATTTTAACGGTATCACCTTGGGCAGCAATCTCCCCAAAATAATCTGAGTTTGTAATATCACCAACAATAGTAGACTTGCGGAAAGCAAGTTGTACTTTTTTGGAATAGATTACAGGGCTAAAATTACCATTTGGTAAATTCCCGTAACCTGTTGCAGTTGTAAAAGCCATGAGTATATCCTCCATTGAATGTTTTTGGCTTAGGTTTAATTAAGCTAAAACAGTTAGATTCAAGAGGCTGTACGTTCTAGGGTGGCGTTACAATAACGGGCCTGTAATTGTTCAGGTAAGTCTTAACTAAAATGTTTTGCTTAGAGTATACTAAAGTAAAAGGTAGCTACTTAAAGTAGGGCTTTATCTTTAGTGGTAGTATTGACACCCATAGTTATACTAATAAAATTATGAGTGTCAAGTGTTTATTTTAAAATAATTATCTAGCACCTCCAGAAAGATCGTAGACAAACTTACCATTGCGCTGTGATTCAGCAATAGCATCCATGTTTTTCTCAAAGTCTTTATCTGACATGCTCTTTACTTGAGACTCACTAAAGGCTCCATCTAAGTCTAGAGTCTCAGGTTTAGTACCACGCTTGCTAACTACTGCCTTAGCTGCATCCTTAGTAGCTTTCTTGCGGGACTTGATATCCATACCTTTGTCAGATTTGTAAAGATCAATAACGCGCACCACAGAACGGGGGTCATCTTGGTTCTCATACAAAGCATCCTGTACCCACTTAGGCTGTTCTCCTGCCCAATCGTGGAACTCATCACTTTCTTTAAGATCATCAAAGTCTGTGTGAGCAGCCCTAATAGTATCCATAGATTTATTACGATCTGCTTCAGCAGACATCTCATCAATCTGCTTTAGACGACCCTCTGCGTGGCTAAACTTCTCTTGAGCTTTCTTTTCTGCAATAGTCTCAACAATAGCAGCTACATCAGGGTACTTTTCAGCCCACGCTTGAATGTCTTCATCCGACTTAGGTGGACGTACAGAACCTTGCTCTTTAGCGTTCTCTAGTTGAGCTTTGATAGCTTTTAGTTCTGCTGCTGTATTTGTCTGAAGCTTACGGATGTCATCGTAGCGTTTTTTGTAAGTACGCTCTTCACCTGTTTCAGGCTCCTTGTCATCTTTAACTTCTACAGCCTCAGTCTTAATCTCTTCTTGTTGATCTTCTTCTTGTTTAGAATCAAGTTCTTTTAGTTCTGCTTCTGCTTCAGCAATACGCCTTGCGTTAGCGTTATTGTGTTTTGAGTCTACGAAACCTGCTACTTTAGGTTTTTCCATAGTTGTCATCTCTGCTGGCATTTTTAGTTCCTTTTGTTACGGTCTACTAGCTAGACCATTCTTGCGCTGTTTAGTTTTCTTGCTAGTTACATAGCCACCTTTGTCGTAGCTTTTCTTAGGTTTGCCTATTAAGCCGCCTTTGTTCATCTCAGCTTCATAACCTTCTTGTAAATATTCAACACTTTCTTGAACTTTATCACGATCGCCTGCACCTTTGAAAGCAAAACCGATGCCTTGATTAGTCTCGCCACTGTTAACCTTCTTAGGTTTAACTTTTAAGCTGCCATCTTCATTTTTATTCCAAACTCTTCCCCATGTGTCTGATCCTTTGTTTCTTACAGTTCTCCAATCGTCACCAAAGTCAGGAGCAGAAAGAGGGTTCATATTATTTTTCTTAGAATCCTCAAAAACCTCTTGCGTTAGACCTCTAGGATTCATAGCACTATCAAGAAAGTCTTTACTTGTGTCACGCATATCACTCATATCTTCATCANGATNAATACTAGGTTCAGTCTCATTGTCAGATATAATATTGTCTTGTTTATTATCTATTTCAGGGACTAAGTTTACAATTGCATCTTCAGGTTCAATAAGGTCTTTTAATAAGTTGCTGTCTTTTCCTTCTGCAACTTTTTTATTAGCAAAGAAATTCGGATTAGTATAAATACCAGTAATTTCATCTTCTTGTGCTTGAAAGGCTATATCTTTTTGTGACATAACATTTTTATTCATTACAGTTCTTACGTCTGCAGCAAGTCCAGACTGAAAGCGTCCCGGTAGGTCTTTTAAAGGTTTGCCTGTTTTTACATCAACACCTTTTTTAAAGTTATCAATTTGTAGTGTTAAAGCTTTTTTATTTGGGTCTTCATCAGCTAAACCGTTTCTAATAAGTTCTGCTTTTTCAAGAGACTTCTCTATTTGTTTTCCAGCAAAGTATGCAACAGCAGCCCCCAATGGCCCTAAAAGTGTTGCCCCTAGTGTTTTTCGTTTTACATCTTGTTGAATTAATTGTAAATCAGGTAGTGAAAGGTGGTCTGTATTTATAGTTGGCGGTAAAGGGTCATCATCTTGGCTCTTATCTCTTCCTTCTCGTCCATCTTGAGAAGGCTTTTTAGACGCTAAAGTATATCCTGTAGGTAAAGGTAGTTTTGAGTTCCAGTAAATGTATTGCTTTGCCCCTTCTGGGCCTAATACTTCCAATCTAGTAATCTCAGATATACCAGACCCTAAAAGGTTTTCAAGATATGCGTAAGGATCAAAGTTATCTGAAGTATAGCCCATGTCACTAACTGAAGGCACTTCAGAAGGATCATAGTTTTCAATATCCCCACCGTTAGCATATCCCATTAAACCGCCATTAGCAACCCCTATTTCAGACTTTTTTTTAAACTTATCTTCCATTTCAGGTGTATTAGCGTCTTTTATTTCCTCTGGAGTTTGCATTGCCCCTGTTGTAGGTACAGCTATACCTCTTTCTCCTAGCATACGAGCAATCTCAGGGTTCTGCGCTGAAGCCTCACTAATCTTAGCAATAACATCATCCATTTTATTTGGATCACTGTACATACTGTTAGAAGGGTTTTGTTGACCAATCATGCCGCCCTGATTCATATTATTCATCTCAGCATCAATTAGAGCATCAATGTCTTGATCTCCCATTTCAGCCATCTGCATCTCTGGACCCTCAGAAATAGGTTCACCACCTATTCTACCATCCATGTCCATCTGTTGCAAGCCCCGTTTTGCTTCTGTACGTAAGTCTTCAAAGAATTTTACACCAAAGAAACGAACAACGTCAGCAGGTACTACATACTCACCTTCACTTAGCTTAGCATCAATGTCATCACGTACCTCAACAGGAAGTGATCCCGGTGGTACGTCATTGCCTGAAATAGGGTCTACTGTCTCCGCTTCTCCTCCCAGCGCAAAAGCCATTTGAGTTTGGTTGTTCATATCTGTAAGCCCTCCTTGGGCATATCCTGCTTCTTTTTTATTTGTTACATTTGCAATAAAGGGTTTAAATATAGGATTCTGTTTTGCTAAGTCTTTAGTTAAACTAACAGTAATATCGTTTTTAGTAATTCTTCTAATTCCAATTATATTGCGTTTGACATACAAACTATTATTTTCTCTTAAAGAAACTGTACCTGACTGATTACCCCCTACAACATTTACATAGTCAGCTTCTCCCTGCCCTGTAATCCTATCTCCTGCATAAAAAGCTACATGATCGCCCCTACCATCTTTTTTTCCACTAGTCTCAGCAATTTTACCCTTTGCATCTCTAGGCCAATCCCAAATTACAATATCACCTTCTTGAGCATTCTCAATACCATCTACAGCAGTTCCATAGTCCATGAATGAGTTAGCTCTAATCCTATTATTACCAGACTTTCCTACTTCAAGTGTATCTGCACCTAGATTAGTAAGCACATGATGTACAAAAGCAGCACACCATGCTGTTATTTCCCCATCTTTTTCTAAAGGATTAAACTCTCCACCTTGAGCAGTATAAAAGAAACCCATAATAGACTTCCGATGATCTGGATTTCTTTGATCTAAACCTGTTACAATTTTTGTTAAATCTTGACCCTTAGCGTCTTTTGTTTTTTGACCTAAAAGCCAACCCATTGATGCTATGTAATCAATAGCACTCTCAAAGTTTTCTGCTGCTTCTGCTTTATTTCTATCAGGGTCAAAATCTTCAGGTCTAAGTTCAGGTCTAAGACTAGAACCTTCTTTAACTTTAGAAGGATTTAAAGGCATACCATACTTATCAACTGTCTCAACTCTAGGAACAAAGGGGTCTTCAGGCTCAACTACTTCTTGTGTTGTCTCTAAATCATCACTAACAGCAGGTTTATCAAGTCCAAAGTAGTAATCTAAACCTTTAAAGCCTGTTTTAACGGCTAATTCATCTACCTTATTTCTAATTTCTTTGTCTAAACTTAGTGCCCCAAACTCTTGTTCAGCTTTTTGTACCTCTTTATCTAACAAATCAGCAGACTGTTGCGCCAGATTAGATTTAACAGGTATAGGTTGAAGGCCCATAGACTGTTCTGTTTCTTGCTCTAAAGTATTAACCACCATCTGCGTTTACTCCTGCCCTTAAACCCTTCAAAGAACGCAACGCCGCAGCTTGACCCTGTAAGCGAAACAAGTTATCAGAATTTTCACTCTGCTCCATAGTAGTATGTACCCTGTCAAGCCTTACATCAAGTTCAGCACAGAAAGCATCCCATAGAGGCTTATCGTTTACTAGCTTCTTTAGGGTACTCATTTAGTTGGCCTTTGTACTAGGCTAGGGTTGACCTCCTCTTCTAGTAATTTAGGATCAAAGCGTTGAGGATTAACTGTAACACTAGAAGAGACTTTACCTAAAGCTTGTGTAGTTTCTTCTACACCCTCTGTAAACATCTCCTTTAGAACTTTGGCTCCCATGCTTGCAAAACTCATTACTGTACGTTCCCTGTAAAGCCTTGTTCTCCCGGTGCAGCAGCAGCGCCAATACCTATGTTACCGCCTCCACCGCCACCCATGTCCTCTGGGCCTGTAGGAGCGGCCCCCTGTGGTGTTGGTGGTCCTTGTGGTGGTTGCCCCCCTTCAGGAGGAATACCTGCCTCTGGTGAGGCTCCTACTGGCGGTTGTTCTGGTAAAGGCTTTGCAAACTTTTTAAATATCTCAGCTTGTATAGCAGCATCTTGCATTGAGTTAGTAACCTTATCTGGGTCAAGGTCCATGCTTATAGCAATCTCACGAATAATGTAGTCCATCTTGGCAAAAGGAGCCAACGAAGGGTTTTGTACTACCTGCAAGAACTGTGTTAAACGTTGGCTACGCACTTCATTAGCCATTAAACTCTCAGTACCCTGTGCGCGTACTTCTAAGTCACCCTTAATCTCAGGATCAAAGTCAAACTGCATGTTGAAGTTGAAGAAAGCTTTACCCAAAGGAGAAAGCATATAATCATCTACGTTTTTAATTACATTTCGTATAGAGCCATTAGCAGCAGACATAAGCATACTAATGCCAGAAGCTGTACGTCCGACACCTTGTACTCCTGTCTGACCATGTGCAAAGCTAGGGAATCCAGTACTCTCATCTGCTAATACACGTGCCTTGTCGAATAGCTGCATGTTCTCGCCAGCGACATTAGGGAACTTAGTGCCAAAAATCGCCTGTCCCGGCGCACCCCCTTGCCTACGAAACACTTTGCCGGGATACAAAGATAGGTCTTGACCCGGCACTAAATTAGTCTCATCAATTTCTATCAAAAGATTACCTGACATAACCGCATTGTCTACAGCCATACGCATAAACCCATTCATAAGAGTCTGAGTATCATCCATATTTTCAGCTATACCTACACCAAAGAAGCTATAAGGGTTAAGCTCATAGGGTACAGCATAGTAAGGAATAAGAGCAGGCTTAAAAGGATTCATAACCATGCGGATAACGTGGCTATTACAAACCCAAATGTTTACACTTAACTGATCTGAATCTTTAAGTTCTTTAGGAATATCAATGTCATGTTGTTTAAGTGTATCTGTGTCTACAAAACCCCAGAACTCAAACAACTCATAACGCTCTGCCTTGGACTCTTGAGCATCATCCTCCATAGCTTGTTCCCACCACTTCTTCTCATAGGACTCACCCATGCTAAGAGACTTCTCAATGGCGTTATCACGAAAGAAAGGACGGCCTTTAAGCGCCCGTACTTGAGAGCGTGACAGTTTATGACGCTCAACTATATACTCAGCCTCGTCCATGTTAGCTGCATCAGGATCAGGGTAGAAGTTCCAAAGTGAAACGTGGCTAGTAGATGGTACAGTCTTTATTGTAGGTTGATACTCTCCCTCATCATTCCAACTAGGATACTCTTTGTTGACCGCAAACGGCCCCTTCATAATACCTGTACCAAACAAAGCCAACTCAAAAGAACTAAGACGTAGTTGTTTGTTAGCACCTGACTCTTCTAGTTGATCATGTATTTTCTTTTGCATCTTTTTGGCTGCAATCATAGCAGGACTAAAGTTAATGCTACTAGGGAGAGAGCCTTGACCTTCTACAAGCTTGTCTTCTACAGGCTCAAGTTTTTTAGCTAAACCACCAAGGCGCTCTTTTATAGAGTTAATAGTATCACCCGGCTCTAAAACAGTATCAGGACCAAACATAGGACCAAAAGTCTCTTTTAAAGCATCCCCAGCTTCTTCTGCTTTAGGGTTTACATCAAAGTGTACTGTCTCTGCTACGCCTTCAGGAAGAGTAGTAGGGTCAATAGCTAAAGGAAACTTTTGACTGCCAAAGAGTACTTCTACAATCTGACCATAAGCAGCTAAAGTTTTAGTCTTAGTAACTTTTACAAATACTCTTGACTTTTCTGCTTCTGTAAATTGTACTTCATTATTGTATATACCTCTGTAGTTACGATAAGCACTCATCCAACGTTGTTCGTCTACATAACGTGCATCTTCTGCCTTCTTGTACTTGCTCATAACCAATTCAATAATGTGACCCGCTTTAGGATCAGACATGCTTTCTGTAGGCACATCTTTAATGTGTGCTGACTCAGCAGACTCTAAGTTTGATTCAAAGTCAGTAGTAAAATCTTCAGGGTCCATACTTAATATCCAAATGTAGGATCAGCAACTTGAAAGCCGCTTCTCTGTGTTGCAGGATTAAAGTCCCATAAGGAACTTCTTGGTCTAGTCATTATACCATAGCGTATTGCATCGTACAAGTGATCTTCTGCATTAGTGTCAACGTCTTCTGGATTTCGTTTATCTAAAGGAAGACTTGGTAATTGCGCTATGCAGTTGGTGCAGGTGGAGAAGAATACGAGTTGAGGTTCCTCAGTAAACTCATCCACCTGCAAACGGCGGTGTATCTCATTTTTTCCTGAAACCCTTGAGCCTTTGGAACGATCAGAAGGCCTCCAGCGACAGCCCCTCATAATCATCTGCTCTGCCAAGCTAGGTCCAGTGTCACCTCTTTTATGCCAGAGGGACGAGTCCAACACGCCGTATCTCATAGTGCCATCACCCGCCTCTGCCTCAAGTATCATATCCGCTAGGTCATTGGCAATAACCTTAGTTACATACATCTCTCTGTAGACTACCAACTGCTCTGAGGGAGAAACAGCAAACCACACAACACCTGTCCAACTGCCGTAGCCGTAATCGCAAGCTCTGAACTTCGCCCAGCTATTAGGAATATTATAAGGCTCAACAACGTGTACTTTTCTATTGAACTCTGGAAAAGCTGCGCCCTCATTAACATCCCAATTTCCCTCTAGTAGTTGCTTGCGTTGATGCTCTGGCATAGACAGAAGCATAGTTTCATAATCACCACTGTCAGCTAAATACGGATTGTCAAACAAACTTGCAGGAATAAACCTACGTTTAAACAATGGTTGACCAGCCTTAGTGTGTCCTTTAGGATACTCAAGTCTATCCCCTGTCTCAATGTCCGTAGCCCAAAAAGAAGCGTTAGGCTTAGATGGGTCTATAAACATCTTCTTAACCCACTGATGCCCAACAGAGCCGGGGTTTGTTGTAGCTCTCATGTACAAGCCTAGCTCTGGTGCTGCACTACGTAAGCGTGAGCGCATGTAATTCCACGCAAACGGGGTAGCCCACTGAGTTAACTCATCAAATGCTATATAGTTAAACGCTTGTCCTTGATAACGCATAACGTCTTGATCTTTATCTAGGTAACTCATCCAGATGCGACCACCTCTAGGTGTAACCCATTGTGACTTACGCTCTGACCACTTAATGCCGGGAATTGCTTTAGGATATAACTCTTGACTTTTCTGTATAAGCTCCCTAAGTTCCTCTGTAGTATGTCGTACAAGTAAGCCACTAAACTCTTTATGATTAAGACTACGCAGAGGGTCTGCTAGTGTAGCGTAGCTCTTTCCACCCCCGGCTGCTCCACCATATAGTACTTCACGTTCACTAGAAGCTAAATAATCTGTCTGTGGCCCGTCATTAGGTTTAAAGACAATGTTTTGTGCTTGTTCTACATCAAAAGGTTCTGCAATAGGGGTAGCTGACACCTTTTTTGTTTCACGTGAAACATTCTTAACTGGCTTGGGTGTAGTGGCCGACCCTTTCTTTTTCAAGCGTTTCGTACTGCGAGATGGCTTTTTGGAGCCTTTTGGCAAGCTCACGTTTAATTCTAGCAACTGTTTTACGTTTTCGCTCAATGTCTACTCTTTTCTTTAAACCCATGTGAGATATACTTCTGCCTGACTGTGTAGTTAACCAAGCAGAAACTTCTCTATAACTATACTGCTTTAAATGTTTCTTTGCAAGCTCTAATAGTTCCAGTTCTCTAACAATAGGGTTTAACCATTCTTCGTTATCAGGGTCTATCTCGTAACCCCAAGGAACAGGTTTGACTAACCTTGGTATTCTTTCCCACTTCTTCATCTTGTCAGGCTTAGGTAACATCCAGAAACCTAAATCATTGTTAGCAAAGAAGTTAGTCATCAGTACTCTCTTTAGGTGGTAGAATAAACAAACCTCCACTAGCCTCTACAGCTACCTTCTCAGTCTTAACTACACCAGCACGATCAAGTATCTGTCCTGCTGCTACCATCTTTTCTTTAACACCCAACTGTGTAGGGTCCGTGAGTGCACTACCGTAAGCTACAGCAGCTTTAGGGCCAAGNCTAGACATGTAAGTCTTGGTAGCCTCAAAGATTTCATCCTTTAAACCTTCAANTACTACACGNGTAGCAGTACCATCAGAGTAACCTGCAAGCTTCTTAGCTTGTACAACATCACCTTCTGCCTCATCAAACAAGACTTGCATAAAGAGTTGTTGCTTTTCGTTTAACTTCTTGCTCATGTTACTTTCCTGTACGGCTTGGCAGCTTTAGCCGCTTTCTTAGGTTGCTTAGAGAACTGCTTACCTTTTGCTGTATCTTCTCTCTTTTTAGCTGTAGAAGCTGCATACGCCCCAGCACCCATAGCCTTGATAGCATTAGCTGGAAGGTAACGTTCTCCTGTAGCTTTTGAACCTTGCGTAGAAGGTTTACCACTCTTAGTTCTCCAATCCTGCTTTGTCCATGACTTAAGACTTTTTTGACTTGCAGCCAAACCGCCCTCTTTCATTTTAACTACTTTTTTTTTAACTTAGCTTGTGCGGTCTTGCTTAAGTCCTTTGCATGAAAAAGTTTTTTAGAGGACTTAGACATCTTAGCCCCCGTCATAAGTTTTCCATCACTGTGCTTGTGGGTTTTTCCTGTCCACTCAGTGCCATCACGCAGATAATGCTTTACACCCTTCATGACTTGTATCCTCCTCCTGCTTTTTTGTAAGCCTTAGCAAGCATCTGTGCTTTACGTGCAGACCATTGTCCCGGTGCGCCACCGCTACCACCAGATTTTATTCTACTAAAGATTTGTTTGCGCTTTCCCGGTTGAGTGTAGTTACCTGCTGCATTTACAGTAGAGCCACCCTTAGAGAAAGCTCTTTTAACCTTTGGTTTAGCTTTGGTCTTTGTTGAAGAACTTTTGCTTAATCTCGCCACGGGTAACTCCAATGTCCTTAAGCGCAGCATCTGACATATTAACTAACTGCCAGTATTGCACTCTACGCATTTGACTATCTTGTAATGCTTTTATAAATGTTTTAAACATGGTATAACTCCTCTATGTATTACCACAGACAGTTATACCATGCTTTATCTTACAGGACTACATACAAGTTTGCAACCCTGTTATGCTTTTATTTAATACGTCCTACCGATTGTCTGCAGAAAGACCTTTAGGTATACGTTTTCCTTGACTTCTTAAAGATTTAAATAAACGATCTTTTTGTATCTTAGTCAAGGAAGATGGATCAGTCATAAATTTACGCAAGTTTCTTTCAGAAAGTTTAGCTGGCCGTTGTGGACCTGCTCTATCTTTATCTAATGCAGCTTGTCCTGCTCTTACTTTATCACTGTTAGCTTTACGTTGTACAGCACGGGCTGACATTGGGCCATCACCACGAATAACAG